TTCATGAAGAGGGACAAAAAGTCTCTTATCTACCTGGTTTAGTAGGTAGTTAAGACTGTGCTCTAAGTAAACGCAATGCTTCGCAGACCAAAAGGCGAGTCTGTTGAATGCACTATAACAGTCAAGGTCGTTGAGAAGCTTCTTTAGATAGACTCCTCTAACGTTGTGACCATCATAATAATCATGGCCACAAGACTCGCGAAAAAGTCCAGAATTAAAGGACTTATCGTAGTTTACGCTAAATCCAGAGAACGACAACATGCGGAGGACGAGGTTATAAGCCTCTTCCAACACAATTATGTCATCTCCGAAAACGGCAAAATTGCCAGCGTTACGATAGGGGCGTTCGATCTTTAGATCCAACGCTCTATACGCACCTACGACCAAGGACGTAAAAAAGATCGTCTGCAATGGGAAAGTAAAAGCATTCCCCATCGAAGAGATCATATGCAAGTCCAGCGTACTACCATTTGGTAAAATGGTTTGCTTGCAACGTGTGAGTTCCAGCCACCTGACAATGTGGTCTGGAAACCACTGACGCACAAGAGTACAGGACATAGAATCACTAGCCGAAGATAGGTCGATAGTACCAAACCTACCTGTTAGTGATCCAATCCGACATAACTCGCGATTTTTTTGTGGCTGAGTACTAAGGTCTATTCCAACGACCTCACGTAATCTCAGCTCCAAAACACGAGCTATTCCCTTTTGAAAGAACATATTCAAAATGGGTTCGGTGCATATCGTCCGAGAAATCTCGCTTGTTTTCGGAACAAAAGACAGCTTACTGCCTTGCACTAATAGAGTCTTAAAGCTTGCAGATCGATAACACTCTTGTTCGATCCACAGCTTAAGGCCACTATTAATGTGCCTAAACAAAATAGGCAACGCCGGGTCCGAGTGAGTAAGGGTACTTATAGCAAGCTTCCCGTAAGGGTCGCCGCTTTTCGCACCTATATTCGCCCCGGAACCGAATGACACGCCCTGACTTATATTTTCTAGGTTAAGGAGTGGCATTCCTTCTGGATTGCAAAATCTATCGATGAAGCTTTTGGCTTCACCGATTGCAGTCCAGAGGAGCTCATCAACGGCCGAGATATCCTCGTGATAATGACGACAAGACTCGTTCACTTGCGTGAACTTGTCGAGAGCGGCACGATCGCAATGAGGAAGCTTTTTCTCATTATGAAACTTTTTGAGAAAACTCTTCTTCAGGGATTGTAGGGCAATTTGCCTTACATTTATCCCGGGGTAGGGTTCGACTGAACCATCCCAGCCATTGTTGATAAGATCGGCGTCAAGAAGTGCAGCGAGGTCACCAGCAGAACTATGCATAGTAGCACCTTTAGGGTTACAACGTACAGGGAACCTATGGAGCTTTCGTTTTGTCTTTCGACTTGGCGAAAACTTTCATTAGAGCAGCTGCAACATCTTTTACAACTGCTATCACAAGTAAC